GTCTGACTCTGCTTTGTACTTCTTTTTCTTACCTTTTACTTGGCGTTGCTTCTGTGAGTAGAAAAACTTCTTACCAATATACTGTCTACCAGATAGAATATTAGTAATATTATACACAAACCCATAATATCCTTCCGGTATCTCTGACAGGACTTGCTGCTGATAAACCCAGTCCATTAAAGATTATCATCATCATAAAACTCTTCGTCAAGGTCTGTGTCCATTACAGAACCACAATAAGGACAAAAGGTAATTTCTTCATCTATATTGAAACCATCTACCTGGAATTCGGAATCACAGGTTCTGCAAACCTTAGGATTAATCTCGTCCCCAATCATACTCTCTCCTAAATTGAATCTTTACATACTGCATTATAAACTTCGTTCCTTGATGTATTAGGAACATTCATGTTAGTTATATATGTTCCCCAATCATGAGTCTGGTGAAATAAAACAACTTCCTTACTACTAGCATAGAAGTCGCCCATTAGATACAATTCTGCTGTGTCGCAATTCAATATACCATAAGAATACATCTTCTTTACTCCTCCAGCCATATAGGAGTATGTTTGTTCTTTGTGAAAAATAGACATTCCGTGGAATGTATGAACTCTCTTACTCTTATCCTTTAATAACTCCACAGGAACATACACATCATAGTTTGCTGTTTTTGTTATTAACTTCCAATCACTCTGGTTGTAAATAATAGCAGGCTTACCATCTTTATCTTTGATTATATCAATATCAAAGTTGTTTTCTGCAAGTACCGAAGTTGAAACGAATAATGCAATAGCTATTAATAGTTGTCTCATTTTTATACTCCTTGTTGGAGTAAGTATATAGTTATTTTGGAATTTCCTTGACTGGTTCCGATGATATTATATACTTAATAATTAAACCTGCAGGATCTACCTCGTACCATTTCTTACTACAGGTATAATATCCTGGATACGCGTGGTGAGTGTTGTGGAAAGGACTTCCAGCCAAAGGTACCAACCACAAGGAGTTGCGTGAGTTATCTCCAGTAGCGTGATCAACATATCCATACCTATGAGCTATTATATTGGTAAAAATACTAATAAGATGGAAGTTGAGTACGGCTGATAGTAAAAGTACATACACAACAAACTTCAGACTTATTAATGAAACGACAGCTAATGACGTCCAGTAAATTAAGAAGAAGTACTTATCAGTAAATTGCATCAACTTGTTATCAGCACATCTTCTGATAGTCTTTACATCAGGTTTGATACTATGACCTTTTTTGAACGGTCCTAACCATAACCATGTACCTAAGAAATCGTATGATGGGTGTGGGTCCTTTTCTGTATCGGAATATTTGTGATGTGTGCTATGTACAGACGCCCATAATGTGTATGAGCCTTGTAGATTAAACATTGTCAAAAAGTGAAGAAACACCTCCACAGTACGATTCATCTTAAACGACTGATGAGTAATATATCGATGGAGGTATACTTCTAAACCCACAATACCAAGTACATTGGTTGCAATAACCGTATATAACAGCCATGATGGATCCCACATATAATACAAACCTACAATGAGTAGAATATGTGCTACCATCAAGTTGTATACAATGTTACGATAATGTTGCACAATTAATCCTTAGCCCAAACATCATCCCATGTACCACTCAGTGCTCCTTTAGCATAGTCAGTTGCTCTATTCTCAAAGAAGTTAGTATGCGTTGGTGCATTAATCATTTCCTCGACCCATGGTAATGGATTCTTCTTTACTTTAAAGATACCTTTCAAGCCCAACGAAATAAGGCGACGATCGCAGATGTAACGAATATAACGCTTAACATCATCGGAACTAAGACCTTCCATTGCACCCATTGAGAAAGATAAGTCAATAAACTTATCTTCAAGCTCGACCATCTTTTCTGCAATTGAATAAATTTCTGATTTAAGTTCATCTTTCCATATATCCCTATTCTCTTCCACATAGGTCCGAAATAGTCTAATCATGGACTCTGCGTGTTGTGTTTCATCTACGATGGACCAAGTGATGATCTGACCCATCCCCTTCATCTTTCCATGACGCGGAAAGTTAAGTAGCATGATAAACGAACTAAACAACTGCATACCTTCTGTAAAGGCACTAAACGCTGCAATCTGTTGTGCAATTGTAGATGCATCCTGACCAGCTATAGATAAGAAGTAGTCGTGCTTTGCTCTCATCTCATCATACTGAAAGAACTCATTATACGTAGACTCTGGCATGCCAAGAGTCTCAATCAAATGACTGTAAGCAGCAACGTGTAATGCTTCTCTTGCTGCAAAACCCATCAACATCATTCTAACCTCTGGTTGAGGAAAGTATGGTAGATAGTTGTTAACATATCCACCAGCTACATCTACGTCACCTTGTGTAAAGAATCGTAAGATGTTTGTTAAGAAATGTTTCTCATTATCGTTTAGTTTATTCTTCCAATCCTTTACATCTTCTATCATTGGTACTTCTGTATGCATCCAGTGAGACTGCTCATGCTTTAGCCAAGCATCATATGCCCAAGGATAGTGAAACGGTTTAAAGAAGTTACGTTCATCTGTCAGTTTTAGTTTTTGTTGCTTAATCATCTGCTTTTTTTACCTTATTGGCCAGTGTTTGTTATATTTTTCGTAGTAAAACATATTTTCTTGCTTATCATCATCATAGTACTCAGCAACATAGTCAGACTTAACTCTTGAATTAATATTCTCAACCATTGTTACTAGTGTTATATCTTTCCTATTGTATCTGAAGTCGTCTTGTAATACGTTTAGCATCCACTCCCAATTACCACCTCGAATAATACATGCTTCAACTAGTATCAGCTTTTTAAACTTAGTGATGTCTATATATTGAGATCTCATCTTGTCAATATAGTATTGAGAGTCTTCATCTGGATATGTTACATCCACAGGTATAATACTAAGTGCGTCTCCATCTCTTGACCACGCGTGAGCAAGATGCATTGCTACGGTTGCTGAGTAGTCGGGTGATGCCATTATAACAGCTGTATCACTAGGATCAAAGGATGAGGAGTCAACAATAGTTTCTAATCGTTGAATAAGTTCCCACTCCTTTTCCCTTGTTACAAAATGTAGAGGTCTTCTATTCATGCTCTACTACCCTTCTCTAACATTAGGATTACTTGTTTAGTATAGTTTATTTCTTTAAGTGTGTGCTCCATAGTTGCGTATAGAGTCATCAGTCTACTTCTCTGTATCTCTATCTCAACATCAGTCTCTTCCTTTTTAGGAGGTGTGGGGAAGTTGATTATATCAGCCATGATTGATATCACTTTTCACAGGTACGTGTTCTAGTCACTGTACCATCTGGATTTTTAACTTCCTCCCAAGCCGTACAAACTTGTTTATCTACCTTCTTTTCCATAGTTGCTGGTTTTTCAAATACAGGTTCAATAATAAAATAATTTGCACCCCACCAACCAAAGGCACTAACGAAGCCGTATAATAACATTTCAGCCATTCTATTTCTCCATCAACTCGTTTACAAAGTCTAATAGTAGTTTATGCTGTACACCTCCATGATAGTGATCCTTCATCCAACTATGATATGTGTACCATATAGGTGTACTCTCAGGATGACACCCTATTATTCCAATGTTCTTTTGTATGATAGCCATTGGATCGCCATTACTATATCTTGCAATAGTTTCAAATTTAGTCTCATCTCCAGCTAATGCACAACCGTCAAAGAAAAACATCTTATGTGCTTCGCCTTTCCATGTTATTGGCATAGCCTTTGCATGTGGTCGTTTCGTATCTGCATTAGGTCGTATTATATACTGGACAGCATCCACGTCTTCTAAAATATTGAAGTAGTGTGATCCTGCCCAGTATGCACCCATACAAATACCAAGATACTTACCACCATTATTCAGAAAATCATATATCTTTGTTCCGTTATTGTTGAACAGTTGATGCCATGATTCTGAATCTCCTTCTCCTCCAGGAAAGGCAACAATATCAACATCATCAAAGAAGTCTTTTTCTACTTTATGTTTGGTAAATATTTTAAACGTGTATTCGTCAGACAGAGCTTCAATTATACCATTACCACATTGTATGGAACATCTGGGGTGATGCAAAAAAAGAGCTATCTTACGTTTCATTCTATCCCTCACACGCAAGACAGACATCTTCGGTTGCTAATGCTATTAGATCAATCTCCTCGATAACCTGACGCTCAATCTTCTTAGATACCTTGTCAGCCTTACCGATCTTTTCTGAACGACAATAATATAAACTCTTTAATCCTTGCTTCCATGCTTGGAAGTGTACTGCGTGTAGATACTTAACATTTACATCTGGTCTAAAGAACAGATTGAGAGACTGAGCTTGATCTATGTACTCTTGTCGATCTGCAGCATGCTGTACCAACCAACGTTGGTCAATCTCCATACTTGTCTTGAAGACATCCTTGGTCCATTCATCCATCCATTCCAGATGCTGGACGGAACCGTCATTTGCAATAATACTTGACCATATTTCATCGCTATCTAATTCCTTATCAAGGTCACATGCCTGTTTAATAATTCTATCTAAGTGTTTGTTCTTGTTGAGCGAAGAGCCTGATAACGTATCTTGTCTGTATGCATTTGCTCGAAATGGCTCAATACTAGGAGAAGTGTTACCCATGATGATAGAACTGCTAGCATTGGGTGCAATAGCCATGAGATGGCTGAAGCGAAAACCAGTACCTGTAGCATCCGGCGCTTCACCACGTTCTTGTCCAAGTTGGAGATTAGCTTCATTGAGTTTACTCCTTATGTGTTTAAACATTTGTTTATTACGACCTACCGCCATGGAAGATTCCCAAGGTAGATTATTCTTCTGTAGATAAGCGTGATAACCAAGAGCGCCCACACCAATGCTGCGCTCTTGGCTAGCAGAGTATACGGCTCTTGCGACACCATGAGGAGCGTTGTCAATAAAGTACTGCAGTACGTTATCAAGCATCTCCGCGATGTCCCGTAGAAAAAGTTCATTATCTTTCCAATCATCATAATACTCCAAGTTAACTGACGACAGACAGCATACAGCTGTTCTGTCTTTATCGGTTGGTAAAATAATCTCAGAACATAGATTAGATTGTCTAACCTTTAGTCCCTTATCTTTCAAGTGCTTTGGAAGATGTTTGTTACTTGTATCAATAAAATGTAAGTATGGTTCACCAGTCTGCATTCTAAGTTCCAGAATATGTTGCCACAAAGCTCTTGCAGATACTACTTCGCGAACCTTACCGTCGTGTGGATCAACCAGTTCCCAACTATCATCCTTGTTAGGATCAATCATACACGCTTCAATCAGGTGCATGAACTTATCACTAACATTGAGTCCGTGATGTAAGTTCAATGCTCTCATATTAGGATCCCCAGTAGGCTTACGCATATCCAGAAACATAGATATATCGGGATGATCAATATCAAGGTAAGCAGCATAACTACCGCGACGAGTACGACCTTGACGATAAGCAAGGCTACTAGCATCATAGATCCTAAGGTGAGGCATGACACCAGTAGACTTATCATCAGCAGAGCGAATACCAAATCCAACACCTACACCACCTCCAAGCATTGAGAGCCAATTTGTTTCTGAGAGGTTATCAACAAGACCAGCTGAGCTATCATGTATGTAATTAAGAAAACAGGATATAGGTAGACCCTTTTGTGTTCTTCCAAATGAAAGGATGGGAGTAGAGTAAGACAACCAGTGTTTAGATGAGTAGTCATATAATCGTTGTGCGTGATCTTGATTTGATGCAAACGTACTTGATACAAATGCAAACCTCTCTTGTGGTGATGTTTCTGAGTCTAGCATATACGACTCTTTTAATCTTTTTAATCCGTGTTCGTCAAACAAACTATCTCTACTTGTGTCTATCTTAATTGAATACATTGATACATTACCTCTTTGTTATTATTGTTGAATAAATTCTTTTATCATTGGAAATATGGTGGCTATCTCACCAGCGCATGCGTGAGCTATTTCCATGTGTTCTTTCTGTGTTCCATTTGCGCTACGTAGTTCAATATAATGCAACCATGATCTTATTGTACCGCTCATGTAAAGGCGGGAGACAGTGAGACCTTCTGGTAACACTGCCCTTGCTTGCTCCTTGGCTATACCGTTATTGATAGCCCACTGGTATGTTTCTCTAGCTTCTCTAATACAAGTTCGTTGTTTTTCATGCCATATACGATTAAGCTCTCTTTGTTCTGGTGTGTCTCCAACTTCAAATGAGTTCTGTCTGTTTCGTTCATCTTGTAGTCTAGCTTGTCTTGTTTCGAATTCCAACTCTTTAACCGGGTCAGCATATCGTTGACTAAATTCCTGAAAGGAAAAAGACCTGTGGCGAAGTATTTGTCTTGCGATATCTCTTGTGGTCTCAATTTCGACGCAGGCTGAGACCATCTCGAATGGAGACCAGTGTCTATGCTTCGCGAGGTATCTAATAAGTCGCTCTGCAGTTTCTTTATTCGACTGGTTTCCTGGATTCGATACTCTTGCACAGAATGCGATGAGATCTTGGATACTTGAATTCTCTTCTTCTCCAACATAAGGATTACTCGGTTGAGAGTGGCTTATCAATTTTACTTTCATCTTCTATCCATTGTCCAGTTTGTTCAAACTTCAATTCTTGTATTGTCTTCATCTTATGTGTACGCCTTGGATTACCACAAAGCATACATCCTGCCTTACCACAATCAAATGTATTGTGCTTTGCTAGTCTATGAGGCTGTTTAATATACTTCTCGTATTTAAACGTCTTAGCTAGCTTGTACTGCTTGTTTATATGGTTTTCTTTTTGCTGTAGCCGTTGTTGGTGCTTGGCTTTTGTTGGATCAAGTTCTTCATCTTCATTTAGTGTCTGCCCCATGTCTTGCCTCCATTGTGTGCTCCATTAGCTTCTTAGTACCACGAGACCCGATCTGCTGATCTAGTATAGTAATTGCTGACGTCATCATTGCACATGCTAGCATTCTGAGTTCATCTTCTGTGTCACATCCCATGATCATTCTATCCATGGCTGTTAGATACCTTTTAGCTTTCTTTTCTATATCTAGCATTTCTTCCAATGACTCAATTTAAGTTTAGCTTCTAAACCAGAAGCTGTATTACAATCAATGAGTAGTTTAACATCTTCTGGCTTCATACCAGATAATACAAGCTCATTAATATCTTTTGGGACTATAGATTGAGGCCATATGCAAACATTGTACCCCAGCTCTATTGATTTTTCAACGATAGAACAAATATCTTTATTCTTTGGTTCATTATCAAGAACAATAACAAATTTAGAAGGGTCATTAATAAACTGCTTCAGACCGTTCAGGTTATTAGAGGATCCCATTGCCAGAGCGTTCGGTAAAAACAGCGAGTCAATAGGTCCTTCTGTTACATAAATCTTTTGAGTTTTATCAATACTATCAAGACCAAATAGCAGCGGCTTCTCAGTGTCAACGTGTATCGTTATGTATCTCAACTTTGAATTACCAAATGCACGTCCAGTAAACCCAATCAAAGATCCATCCATATCAATGAACGGTATGATTAACCTAGGCTCATCAATATCTGTAGACTCAAATTTATCGGGTATAATCGTGTTAACCCACTCTTTAAACTTGATACAAAGGAATAGCTTATGATGGTGCTTAGTTGGAATCTTTCGCGAATCAACGTACACTTTAGCTGGAGTGTTATAAGGTAAAGAAGATATCTTCTTTAGCTTTTTAAATGCTTCTTCGCGGAGGTATTTAGGGAATCTTACTCGGGAGATGTCACGTTCCCTTGCGGTTATTCCTACTTGCTGTGAAGAATATTTTTCAGCTAGTTTCTCTTTTTGATACTCATCAAAGAGGGTAGGATCAACTTCTTTTATAAAGTTAGCAAGACTCAGGGAAGCATGACAGTTATGGCAATAATACGTTACTTGATTATTCCTGGTGGTTAGGATGAACGCTCTTGCTTTTCTTTTATCTGTTTTGGAGTCTCCGCATAGAACGCAGCGGCAGTTGTAGGTCCCATCAGTCTTCCTCTTGAATAGAGGAAGCTGGGATGAGATTAGTCCGATATACTTGTAGTCAATTGGTTGCATATTGAATCCCTCTTAGTAACAAAGGGATTATATACGCTTACATCATATAAGTCAACCAATAGCGTGTGCAATTGGTCCAAAATGTGCAGCTAGGTACCCTACGACGAGGGCGCCACCAATAACCATGTAGCGCCATTTCTCAAGGATATCGATTCTCTTGTCTATAGAGTCAATACGCTGCATCATAGCCTCGTGCTGTTCCTTTTGCTCCTTACGGAGCTCTTTCATCATTTCAGAAACGTTTTTGACTTCGTGTTCCAAGATTGCTATCCTTGATTGGGTGTCGAAGAGTTCCATGGACATTTTATTTCTTCTTATCTGGAAATTCAGTGCCTTCTAACTTCTTGTGCACTTTAACTTTTTTACAGACTTTTACTGTTTTACCGTTCTTTTGCTCTTCACGACAAACTTCTTTAATCTCACCACCAGCAAAAGCTGCTTTAGTCAGTGGTGCAAATAAAAGAAAAAGAATCATCGATAATATAAATATCTCTTTTTTCATGGTCTCTCCTCAGATTTCTGGTTCCGGAGCTGGTGGTGGAGCCTTCTTACCGCCAAACCCAGCCGTGATTGCTGCAGGTGCTACTGATACTGTAGGTATATTTATACTTGTACCAAATCCACCAGCAGAAGTAGTTTCCTTAACAGGAGCTGGTGCAGGAGGTGGTGTATAAGGTTTATTTGCTGCGTCTAGTGCCTTTGCTCTTAGATCCTTATCATTACCAGCCAACATGATACCTGATAAAGTACCAGTCAAGAATGTTGCAATGGGAATGATTAACTCAAAGAACTTTTGATCAATAGGACTGATAGCGTTCAGTGGTTGAGTTACAAAGATAATAGAGTATAATACTACAAATACAATACCAGTTAATGTTAGTGCTAAGCAGATACCGATAAAGAACTTCAGTCGAGCCATCAATTGTTCTTCAGTATACATGATTTCGTTATTTTCCACAATCGCCTCCCTTTGGTGGTTGTGATAGGTTTATTGGTGTATTGCTTGGAGCAACTTCACCAGGTTTTAGTGGTCCTAGTCTTGGATCTCTTTGACCCTTGAATATATGTTCAGGACACGTTCTTGTTACATCACAAATAGGCATCTTGCAGAAGTCTTTATCCCAGTTTGTAGGATCTTGGCATGGATAACGGAATCTATCTCCGCCAAAGTAAGCAAGAGCAAGTGGAAGTGCGATCAATAGTCCTAACCACTTAAATAACTTTCTATCGCTTTTCATTTACACTCCTAACACATGCAATGCATGCTCATAGTGCTTGATACGATCTTCTAAACCAATATAGCCACCATTGATAGCTTTTGTTAGACCTTTAATGTCACCCTTATCAGCAAAACGGTTTAGATTGTTTGATTCCCAGAACCAGCAAGCAGACTGTGCTGCACCTTCAAATGTTGCCAGATATTCTGGTACATCTTCAACACTCATCTCAAGACTATCAGCAAAATTTTGATAGTTTGATTTACCGGTCAATTGGATTAGACCACGACCGCAGTAGCGATATCCATCACCACTCTTCTCATCTCCGTTACCCATACGGCTAGCGTAGATTCGGTTGGCAATAGCTTCTTGTTTATTTGGTTTAGATGCATAAGCCATAGCTAGTTCATCATTTGGAAAGTACTTACCAAACAGAGCTCTTAGCGAAGTAGCTTTGTAGTTCAAGTTTTCCTTGATCTTCATGAACTCACCAGACTCATGAGCACACTGAGCGATGAAAGCAGCAATGCGCTGCGGAGTATTGATATCGTAATCCGGTAACAGTTGAGCAAGGGCTTCGTGCCAGTGATCGATGTACGGATTCTTAGGTAGCAGCTGTTTAAGCTGTTGTTTTGTCAGTTCCATATTTCACCTTTTTTATTTTTATAGTTAGTGATGCCCCACTTATGTCCTCAACAATTGTAATGTTGATGTAGTAGGCAGGGGCCTCCTTATACACTCTTAAAGATTAACGGTCCTAAGGTGTGTATTCTGTTCTAATTTATTTATTAGTAGCCAAAATAAATGTATCAAAAAACATTTAAATTCCGTAAGTATCTTTAACTGCATTGTAATTCTGAGTTATCTCAGCACCAGATAATACTTTATTATACACACGCATCTGATAAAAAACTGGATATAGTGCGGAATTTGAGTTGTTCATATAATCCGTCGGGCCTGCACCTTCATTTAAATGCCTTGCCCCAAAATAAAACTCACTTGTCGAAAAGAGCGTTTGATTACCAATAGTATTAGTTGTTCCAACTTGTGAACCATTTAAAAATAGACTAGCTTGTGTACCATTGATAACAAAAATCCAATGTCTTATTGCATTACTTTCGGTTATAGTTACTGCGGTTTCACTATTAGGGATACCATAAGTCATCTCTGTTATAACAAGTTCTCCGTATGTAGTATTCACATATGCTAGGTATCCACGGTTAGTATCATAAAATTCATTACCCCAAACAACTCCCCAAGTTGATGTTGGATTAAATGAAGCAACCACTTCAACTGTTACAGTATTTGAAGCAATATTGTAAGGAACACTAATATAATCCGTACCTTCATAATTATTCTGATTGTTTAGTCTTATGCCACCACCATTGTTTGATACATATGATGGAGAACCTATAAGTGTTGCATTACGACTATTACCACTAGAATCAGTCCATGTAGTTCCAGATGTTGGTGCAGTTTGTAAATTGAATTGCAAACCTGAAGTTACGATTTCTGATGATCCATTAGCTGTAACACTACTAGCTCTATAGCTTCCTCTCAAAGTTTGTATAATGCCACCCATCAAGTAACTCCAGTACCGCTAACCATCCAAGTATCTGTACCGATCTTCAAAAGGGTAGTCATACTATATGAATTGAGAGTCACTGTAGACTTAGCTGTACTATTACCAGCAAGATACATTGTTACACCTGCACCGTTTGCTACTGCTACTGTACCAGTTGATTGAACCACAATTGTAATAGCTGCTCCTGTTTGGAATGCTACTGTACCGTTTGGTGGAATAGTAACCGTTTGAGTAGACGAACCTGAGTTCTGGGTGAGTATATGTTTACCTGCATCAGTCAATGCTAATGTGAATGAGGTGTTAGTAAAGTTCTGTGGTACATCTCTATAACCAATTGCAAAACCGGCTGTGTTACCAGATACGTTACCACTGACAGTTAAGTTAGCTGATAGTGTTGTATCTCCAGTTACTTGCAAAGTAGATGACACATTGGCAAAACCAGTGATAGTTGTGTTACCAGCTGCTAGAGTAGTAATGCCAGAGGCTGCTCCGGCAATTATTAAAGTAGAACCACCTTGAATAGTAGAGGTGACGTTTGCAAACCCAGTAATAGTTGTGTTACCAGCTGCTAGAGTAGTAATGCCTGATACTGCTCCACTAAATGTCCCAGTGTTAGCAATCAACACCCAACGCTGAGTTGAAGAACCAAGAGCTGTTCCTAATGTGTTAGAAGAAGGAATAACAGCACTACCACTGAATGTGACTGAGTTAGAAAATGATTGAGTGTTTGTCCAAGCATATGGAGCAGCAACACCAGTCCACGCTGTGTTTTGCACAGTGTTATCTGTAAATTTTATACTACCTGGTAATGTTATACTTCCATTTGCTTCAAGCCTTGTATAGTAACCGCCGCCTGGTGTCAGTACCATAGCACTATTTGACAATGCCAGTGTCAATGTTGTATTAGAAAAAGCTGAATTGGTAAAAACAAAGTTACCAATATTAGCTCCTTGCACGCCACTGTTAACTTCTATAGTGTATTCACTACTACTTGATATAGCACCAACAAAGGCGCTATCACCAGACTCAAGAGTTGTTGTTATTGTACCCATTAACTTACCCCGCCACTGACTTTGACAGTACCTTCTGCAATACGAGTTTTAAATCCTGCTCCAGAGGTTATAGTCACATCATAAAAATATCTTTGTAAACTTAAATTGGCAGTCTGATCTGGACTAAGTGATATCTTTATCTGGCCTGCTGCTGCATTAGTTACTGATGATGTAAAGGATATAGCTTGAGCATCTGGAGTATTGAAATCATTTTTTAGTTTAGCTGCTGTAGTATAACCAGTGAGGTTAAGAGCAGATGCTCCATCCTTAACAGTCAGCGTTACTTCAAAGCTAGCTTTTTGATTAATTACAATGTCGATTATGTTGTCGGCCGCCATTTTTATTTTCCTTATTATACGGTACCAAGGTGTGTATTTTTTTTATTTATTATCTAAACGCAACATGGGTAGCTAGTACATCACTACCAGTATCTACGAATATTTTATCAGATGATTTTTTCTCTATGTATTCTGGAACGCCAGGAGCAATAGTCATTGTACCAATAGTTGCATTAGACGAATCAGTTATAGTGAGTAGGTGATGTAAACCTCCACCCCCAACGTGAAGCACTCTAACAACTGTTGCATTATTGACAGTTGATCCACCATTATTACTTAATGTTAGTTCAGAAGATAAAATTTTAATCTTGATCATATTATTTGTTTGCGCTTAAATTGGTTATTTTACACTTTCAAATATTTTCTTTTGTTCATCATACCATTCAACCCATGACTCAACTTTTAGCGAACACTCATGATAGAGTGCGTAGTTGCTACTAACATTCCTAGCAACATCACTTAGCTTTGTATCTTCTGGTAACTGGTTTAACTGAACACACTTTGTTTTCATTATATCAGGAACAGATGGGAACTTTCTTGCAACAGGAACTGGCTGAGCACATCCAACTAATAGTAACAACAATACTAGCGCTCTCATTTTGATTCTCCTGCAGCATCATTCACTGCTTTCACAAACTCTTTTGGAATCTCACACTTAGTATCATACTTGACTACTTCTCTATCAATATACTGAACAATAGTATCTGCTTTTTCTCTGATTACTTTTTCTTTGGTAACTATCTTTGTTACTAACTTGACGTTAACTTTTTCTGACTTGACTTCTGACTCTGCAATCTTTTTCTCCAACTCTGCGACTCTTGCTAACCACTTCTCTTCATTAGCGGCACCACCAAGCATCCAGGTTGATCCAACAAGTATCAGAGTGAATATAACTCTAATGGGAAGGACATATTGTCCGAAGAAAGGTAGGAATTTGAGGAAGAAAGACAAAACTAGGCCTGCGAGGCCTAGTAAGAATGTTGCACTAAAGAACCACCCAGGTAGAAAGTTAAGTAACCACATTAGGCTTCTTTCTTCTCAACATCTTGGGTGTTTTAATTAGTATAGGATCAAATCCATCTACATCACCTGAACCCATATTATTAGTAGGGAGAGCATCTCCAGAATTCAAACCAGCAATCTCTTCATAGAGTTGCATGAACTTAACTTCAAAGTATACTTCGTTAAGGAGTGCTTCACTCTTATTTTCTTTCATCATTAAGTAAGAAGCAACCCCAGAAGCGAATCTAGTATCACCTGATGGGACCTTCGCTAGTATCTTCTTTAAATTTGTTGTGAGTATATCAAAGTATCCCCATGCTGCTCTTTCGTTATCATCTTTGAGGTCTTTCTTCTTCTTTAAGACCTTACCATTCTTATCGATGATACCGAGCTTGTATGCATCCCACTCTTTGAAAGGGGTATTGATTCTTTTCAGGAATTGGTATGTCAAGAACATATCGACCATCGGATTTCTTGTCATCGATGGGACATTCTTAATATTCGTGGGAATTTGATTATTGTTTGGTTTGGTCATCTATTTTTCTCAGCTTATCTACTATGTTACTATCCATTAATATTTCGGAAGTCTTTATATTGGAGCCCTGAACATTATATACTACTTCTGGACAATAGCTCAAGAATAATAAAAACGGCTTCAAGTATGAGCTGTAATTATTCATTTTAAGGAATAGTAATCTTGTGGCTGCTTCAACACCAAATACATTGTATATAACTGTCAGATGATTAAGAACAAGACGTTCGTTGATATCACCCGACTCATCATATCTTCCAAATAACTTCTTCAAGTATTTGAATCTACTTAGATCTTCGTAGAATTCAATCGTATCAAAAAAGTGAGGGTTATCATAATGTTTCGCAGCATAAATTAGAGCGTTGTGCTCAGTCAAATCATCATATTGCATATTGGTTATGTCCAAGCGTCGTACGATATTCTCTTCCAAGCACCATCACCGGCGCAGACATACAAGTAATCATTGTCGATAGCAAATTCTCCTTTGATACCTACTGCATCTGGTGCAGAAGGAGGAGTAGTTCTATACATAAATGCTGTGTTCTGTACCATGTTATCAGGGAACAGGATAGAACCATTTGCTCTAAATGTCCACTGTGATGCTCCAACAGTAACTATTAAGTTAGTATTAGATACAGATACAGAGTTATTTACTGTACTATTAGACCATGATATTGATATACCGGTATTTGATCTGGTAGATACAGAAGTTGTATTGACTGTTGTATTAACCGTACTATTACCAATTGAAATAGCAGTAGCAGTACTTGGAATAACAATAGTATTTGCTGGGAAGGTTGTAGTACCTGATCGATCAAACTTCCAGTCTACAGTTCCAAAGTCCGCAGACTTAACACTAACATAAGCACTGTTATTGGTTCTAACACCTACAATACTTGAGTGTAGTGCTGCACTTAAATCTTCTGCCTTAATCTCAACAACACCACCAGAGTATAATTCAACTGATGTATTGTTTATTGATTGTATATGTGTATTTGTACCAGGAAGATATATGTCACTAGGTACAGTAACTCTACCATTAGCTTGGGATAAACTTACTGTAAATCCATTACTAATTAACTGTCTTGCTGATCCAACAGATGCATTAGCGATATCAGTATTAAGGAAACCTGTAGCATTAATGGTAAGCTCATTACCTACTTTAATAATACCAGCTGATGTTGTATTAGCAGTTCTAATATTTGCACTAAGCTGGAATGTGGTGTTACTCATTGCAAGTTGGTCACCAACTATTATAATACCAGGAGCTGTTGTGTTAGCAAAGTTAGTATTAACATTAAGTATTCCATTTGCAATAGCCATTGTATTACCGACTATAATACTACCTGCTGAGTTAAAAGTTGCAATCGGGAGAGTAGCACTTAAATGACCACTAGCATTGATAGTCATGTTATTGCCAACTTTAACAATACCTTCTGATGTTGTATTGGCATATCTGAGATTTGCGCTCAGGAATCCTGTAGCATTAATAGATAACTGATCACCAACACCAACCTTACCAAGGACTGTTGTATTAGCAATAAATACATTGGCACTGAGATATCCAGTAGCATTAATGGTAAGATTATTACCTACAGCAATGATACCAGCTGTAGAGTTTGATGCAGCTACTATATTAGCTACTAAGAAGCCATTCTGATCAATTGCAAGTTGACTACCAACTTTAATAGTACCAAATGATGATGTGTTAGCTGCTCTAATATTAGCACTAAGAACACCATCTACAGTGATAGCAAGCTGACTTCCAATCTTGACGATACCTGCATACGTTGTATTAGCATAGTCAGGAAAGGTAACCGTATCTCTAAACGTACTGACAGTCAACTTCCTTGTTGTCAACGTACCTGCAACGTTAGCAACAAGGACGAAGAAATCACTATTGTTTATAGTATTAGCGGTTGTTAACTCGCTGATCTTCTTGGCTCTATTACTCATATTTTATTATGCGTCTGGTAAGTAAGCATCATCGGATGCATCGCTAGTGATTGAACCCATAGCTACTAATGTTTCATATTGAACACGTCCAGCACGACCACCAGTACCTTCTGTTCTAATATTCCAACCAGCATGTGTAACACCTCTATTCTTTGCACCACCAACAACTACAACTGCTGTTGCTGTCTGACCAGTGATCGAGTGACCAGCTTGGGCAGTTGCTGCAGCGGATGTCAAGTTAATAGCAGGACCACCAGATGTAGTAGCTAATTGGATTGCTGTTGAGTTAGCAGTGATTACAAAGTATTGGGTTCCGCTAGCAAGACCACCAATAGCTGTATTAGCGGCTGCAACAGTGTAAGTTACGATGTCATTATTAACAAAGAATGCTCTGTTAGAACCTAATGATATAAAACCATTTACTGTTGAGTTACCAACTGTGACTGCTGATGTATTACCTGCAAATGTCTGCGCAGCTGGAGCAGCAATAGAAGCGATTGGAGAAGCAGTGTAGCCTGTTCCGTTAGCTGTTACTGTAAATGCTGTGATTCTACCAGTTGCATCAGCAGTTGTATTAGCAGCCGCATCGGCACCAGTGTTATTTCCTGAGAATGTAACAGCTGCATTACCACTATATCCTGAACCTGCGAAGGTTAAAGTACCAGAGATAATTGGACCAGCACTAACACTCATCTCTGTCGTATCGACACCATACTGTCCAACAATCTGGCCAGCAATAAATGCATCGGCTGTTGTATTACCAAATAAAGCTGTTCTATTAGCAGTGTTTGGTGCTAGTTTAAATTGACCAGCAGCAGAAATTACCGAGTTTCCTGCAGCGTCTGTGTTTCCCCATAAAGGCATTTTTGTACTCCTTGATTTACGTTGTTATAGTTATTTATCTTTGTTAGAATGTAGCATATCAGCATGAAAAGCAGAATGTCTATGTTCAATTAATGGTTCATCAACTACTCTTATCTTCTTCATAGCCTGCTGCCTAGCCATGGATCGTATATCTTCCATGGTACGGACAGGTTCACCATCAGGATCTCTTACTACGGGATCACCCTGTATAATGATATTGGCAGCTGAAATTCCCATTACTTTCCTGTAATCATCTTGTGAACAGCCATAAGATTCTCATGTGACTTATGAATCTCATCATGGACATTCATTCTATGCTCTGGTTTCAATCTATCTGTAGCACTGAGAATAGTCTTTGCAACATGCTGAGGCACTGGATGCTTCTTACCATTCTTGAATGTTACATGGAATGGTTTCATATCCGAATCAGACGCTTTCTTTAACTGGACGTGAATATGTTGATCCGCTTCCATACCGTTATCCTCACCGTGCTCTTCATGATCTTCGGAATCATCATTACTACGAATAGACATCTTCTTAGGACGACCACGGGCTTCATCAAGACCAACTTCTTCCTTGACTTCGCTCTGCATATAGTCAGCCACTGTGCTAATATAGTCAGCGGATAAAGTAATTTTATTCTGTACCCATTCAGCCATGTTGGTATTATCTTTTAGCATGTCATGGACTTGTTGAGCATTGGCCATGATAGAACGTAACTGACTCTTAGCCATGTCACCTTCGTAGTCATATTCTCTAGGATCTTTGGCTTCTGTGAATCTAAGTAGTTTTGTTTCTGAACTCTTCGTCTGAGCATTCTTTGCTGTAGCTGCAATCTGCTTTAGACGCTTTTTGTTCTCTGTCTCATATCCCATGGCTTCCTTGATACCATCGTAAGGATTACCACCCATGAGTTTACGATGAGCCTTGTAGCGTTTACCACTGCTACTTAGTTTAAAATCGGAAGAGGCTACAACCCCTTCCTGTATTTGTTTAAGTGTTTTCATTAGAAGTCACTCCCTTGCATACCTTGACCACTAAAGCTATTTGATCTCTGTAGCGGTTTAGCTGCTGCAGCTTTCTTTGCCTTCTCTTCAGGAGTCTCACCAGCAGGAGCTGGAGCTGGAGTAGCTGCTGGAGCTGGAGCTGGAACAGCTGCAGCCATTGGCTTATTAGCAGTGGCCACTGGAGCTGGTGCAGGAGCAGGTGTTGCTGCAGGAGCTGCTGGTTTAGCTGCAGGAGCAGGTGCAGCTGGCTTCTCAGACTGAGAAGCCATGGCTGCATTAGATACACCTGATGTGTCACCCTGAACAAAAGCAGCTTGTTCTGGTGTTTTAGTGTCGATTGTACCTACATTGAAACCAAGACCCTGCCTAGCTCTTTCTCTCATTTTAGCTATCTGTGCATTCATTTTAGCATCTGCAGCTCTTGCCATCTCAATATCTCTTAATTCATTAACTGCCTTCTTACGCTTGGAGTGCATGTGCATTTCGGAAACAAGAATCTCTAGTTCAGCTGTTGGAACATACTTTTCAATACCATGTTCAAACATGACATCATACCAAGCAATGTGACCATCTTGATCTGGATCAGCATGTTGAGTAGTAACAGTACGGCCTTCACCAAACGATTCACTCTTTACATGAATAGCACATTGATGCTCGTAGCTGTTGCCTGGAGTGTCTTTATTCTCTTTAACAGATGTTTTTTTCTTGTTGTAGAGACCAAGTTTCATTTTCATCTTAGAAGACATCTCTTCTTCAACATCTATCGCCTTTTTACCCATCTTAACAGGGCTATTGCTTTTAACTACTCCACGAGCAACAAGAATATCACCATGAGTGATGCGTTTTGGATCTCCATGCTGTGCTGCCAGATCTTGCTCTTTATCATTACGAGGAATAGTACCTTCTTTCTTCTTCATAACTTCCATGATATCAGCAACTAGATCTTTTGATACACCAAAGGTCTTATTAACATAAGATTCTTCTGCAGTAACTTTACCGTTAACATTACCTTTGCCTCTGATCTTATTGATAAAATCACCAACCGAAGCATATGAACGATTCTCTGTATCTGGACCACCCATCACACCTTTTTGACGAACATATGTTCTACCATCTGTATCAGTTCTTGTATTACCTTTACCATATTTGGTATCAAGTTCTTTGTCTGCAGGACGACCAGTACTGTAGTCTTTATCGTTAGCCTTAGGTGTTTCAGCTTTTGGCTCTTCTGCTTTTGGTGTCTCTACTTTAGCAGCTTGTGGCTTGGACTCTTCATCGTCACTATTGTCATTGCCAAATGCTTTATTAACTGTATCACGAGTACTTGCTATTTGTTTAGCCATCGTATCTGCAGGCAGAATTGAAGCTCTCTTCGATGGTGTAGCCATTGCTCGAGCTCCACGATCATCTGGTTCTGCGTCTGGTTTTGATGACATCGAAGCCATTGCTCGTGCTCCACGGTCATCCGGCTCTGCACTTGTTTCTTTACCTTGAGCTTTTGCTAATGATGAAGCATCCATTGCTGCTGGCTTTGGAGCATCGTTAGATGTAGGAGCTGCAGCAGCTGGAGTTTCAGGTTTCTTAGCTGTAGTAGCGGCAGCAGTAGGCGCTTTGGTTGTACGTGGTTTAGGTATTGAGGCTGGAGAAGCTTTGTCACCTACAGGCTTAATATCAGAATCAGGAGTCTTCTCGTTACCTGGTTTAACACCATTATCACGAACTGCAACAGGAGCTGTTTGAGTTACATCATGTTTAGAATTCCACTTATCTTTCGAAACAGTCTTAGGTAAAGTATTTTGTTTACCCTGTGAGTAGCTACGCCATGATTGAGCTGCACCGCTCATCTTTGATCTGGCTTCAGCATCAACATCATCAGAGCTAGTTTGGGCTCCCCTACTACCCATTTCCATAATATTTTTGATTGATTCGTAAAGTGACTTCATTTTATTTCCTTTTTTAATTAATGTTAGTCTGCATCGATAATTTTAAGTTTTCTTTGTGCTTTTAGATTTCTGGATAAGACGAACTTAGAGCTATCGATGTCGCTATCCTTTGGTCCAATATTTGGAGATGTTGGGGGTGTTTGTAACCTCTTCATTATTTCTGGTGTTATCTTATCTACTGGTCCTGAGTCAGATTGTTCGTATGATTTAATATCATCCAAGTGGCCATCAAGGTATCCGAGTTTATCACTAACACCAATCCGATCACCTAGCATACGAATCTTCTCAACAATTTGACTTGCTTCTTTCGAGTCATCACTTGTTGATCGTTCTGCAGCCAGTGTATGCTTTTTGATACCAAACAACTGATCATGAAGAATAGCCATCTTCTCTGCCAAATCAGGATTAGCATCACGTGGTAGGTTTACAAATAACATCTGTGCCTTTGGGCACATTTCAAAATTCTTGGTACGATAGGTGCCAGCAGCAATTTGATCTGATTGATCTTTCTCTATCTTACTACGCTGCTCAAACAAACCCTTCCTGGATTTGCGAACAACATCCCTAATTCTGTTTTCTAGTGTAACGTACTTTTTCATTGTCTTCTCTTTAGTAGAGAGTTTAACATCCATGCATGCTTCTTATGGGCGTCATATCTATCTTGTATGAAATTAGAAAGTCCAATCTCATCAAATTCTTCTGCCAATTCGTATGCTTCTCTTAGAGAGGCTAACACTATCTGATTATCACCTGATAACGTATTAAACATCTCTCCAGCTGATGGAGCACCTGTACTATCGGCGATGCTTGATAATTCTTTAAATCTTGAAAATGATCCTGGAGCATATTCCCCAAGAGCTCTAATCTCTTCTGCAATCTTATCAACTGCTCCGTAGACTTCTTCATATAGGTTACCAAGGAATTCATGGTACTGAGGAAAGTCCGGACCTTCTACATTCCAATGAAACTGATGTGCTTTCAAATAGAAAGCAAAGCTATCAGCAAGTACAACTTTCATCTTTTCTGTTAATTGTTCTCTCATTACCATGCCTTACATGACCAATATCTTGGCGTTGTTTTATCAGATGCAGTATCGCAATTATGACGAGCTCTAAAGCTCTTGCGACGTGCAGGTATATGTTTCTTGATAGAAAGATTCTTATCTCCGAAGTTTACCTTCTGAGCCTTACCATCTCCATCAGGATCAACAAATACTTTAGACTTCTTAACATCACCAGCCATAGGCTTGTTAAGAGGTACTTTCTTACCTTGAAACTCAGCTTCTGTGATAAACTCTAAAAAACTTAGCATTGGTTATTTGCCTTTCTTTTGGCACGTAACATTCTTGCAAACGCTTCAACAGCTTCACCTGGAGTATCTTTTTTATATTTATTTGTTAGTTTATTTGTGCCTTCATCACCAGCACCATCTTCTTCCATGACAGAAGGATGTAACTGGAACCCACCTTGTATCTTCATACCTAAATCAGCTGCAGTATAAACTCCACTATAACCTGACGCACGATCAACTATGAAACTCTCATCAACAGACTCTTTTCTAACACCAGTTGCTTGCTTCTTTGTCTTTACTCTATCCTGATAAGACTTCTCATCAAACGGTCTATAATCAGCTGCGGCTGCTACAACAGTATTTGCTGCTGATTCAAGTGATTTTCTTGCTGCAGCACCAGCATTAACAATCTTATCTGCTAATGAAGGTTCAGAACCTTCTGTATACAGATGACCGTACTTCTTTTCATGATCCTCACGCTGCTTCTTCTGCTTAGCAATTAGATTAAGTAAGCGGTCAGCACCTTTATCAGCATCGTACCCATGTTTCTTTAAACTATCTTTAAATTTATCACGTGGTGACTTTGGTTGTACTGCTTCCTGAGCATCAATGAAGTTTTGTTTTGTTGGAGCACCTTCTGAACCAGGCTTTCTCATCTTCTCACCAGATCCACGAGCAATACGCTTACGCTTAGCGTGAATGTTATCCCACAGTCCAGCTTCTGCTAAATGAGAGTTAACTCTCTGCATTGCAAACTGATGTGCTGTGGCATTATTTCTACCATCATAGTCAGCTAGACCTTGTTCAAAAATATCTTTGACTTCTTCAAAAGTAACTCCATACTTTTCTGCTTTCTTAGCAAGAGCAGTATTAGCCTTCTCTTGTAAATATGCTCCGTGATCCCATTCTCTATGAGATACAATGGTAGTAGCTGCGTTCGGAGTCTTTGTCTTGTATGTTTGAGGAATAATAATAGAAGAGGATGTATTAGCAGTAGGAGTCTGCTTAGCTGGCATTGAACCTACTTTGGTGTAGGTTGCTATCTGCGACTTACCTTTGTTCTTTCTATTAAAGTCACCAATCTTCTGATTAACAGTCTTCTTGATGTCACCAAGAGCATTAGCTTTGTCTTGATCAGCCTTCTGTTGATCTTTTGGATTCAAAGACTGCTTTGCTTTTGCTATTGAAATCTTTCCTAACTCAGTCTTTTGTTTAGACTGGATGACAGCCTGCTTTTGAAGTTCTTTTTGATTCTTAGATAGCTCCGGAGCTTTAGTGCTACCAGATGACTTAGAATCTGATTCAGGAGGTTTTCCTATTGTTGATAGTTTCTTAGCAGCAAGTCCAGCGCCAATCAGCGTAGAACCAAGAGCTCCTCTGGGAGTTGACATGGTATGAGCTAAAGCACCAGCTGCCAATCCTGCCTTAGCTATGTTACCAGCTACACGGAAAGGAGCACCTGCTATAGACTTCAAGTTTTGGCCAATAGTGGCCTCATACATTGAGAAGAAGTTGTTTAGATCTTCAACGGTAAGCTGTTCACCAATTAAATTACTATAAATTGGAATATATTCTGAATTGATATTTCTCGCAGCACTGTATACACCTTTTGTGGATCTACCTGTCTGAACCGCATACAATCTCTTCTGCTCACCTTTTCTAACTGTTGGCATCATTCTACGAGCCATGTTTCTAATCTGAGCTTCACGACCCTTCAAACGGTTATCAATATTAATCTTTTCTGCAGCAGATAACGAATTATATTTTACACCGCGTGCACCAGCAATCCTTCTTCTGAGATTCTGTTTAGCCATTCTCATAGCTCTCTGCTTCAACTTTTCGTTCGATGCAAGTCTAGTTCTAAGAATCTTACGCTTCATCTTCATCTTTGGCATTCTACGTCTTAGAGCCATAGCACGCTTACGACGCTGAATAAGATTTACAGTGCGTTCAATTAGAGTTTGTTCTGTCTGAAACTTCGTTGGTTTTTCTTCTGGATTAACGACAATTTTATCAAGTCTGCTACCAGTCAACGAAGCTAATCCCTGCTGAGCACGCAATTGTTGCTGCTGCTGTTGTATTTGCTCAGGAGTAAGAGGAGCTGGTTGCGCAGGCGCAACTCCAGCTGGAGGTGGGGGTGGTGGCAAGGCTTGCTCGCCGAATTCTTTAAATGTAATCATGTTTTCTTCCGCAGGTTTACCTAGGCCTTACTGCCGGGACTTACTATTTATAAATTACACTACTGCAAACAGCTTGTCGGCATGGCCGAAATGTCCTTGTATATTCTTATAACCAAGAGGGTCTAATAACATACTTATCTCTTTGCTAACCGTCTCCATCGTAATTACAGGTAGAAATCGAGAAATAGTATCCATTCCCCCAGCAATCACATTTGGTTCATATCCTTCACAGTCTAAACTAATATAATCACACTGCTCTAGTGCTAGTTGGTCAATCGTAAAAGTTGGGATAAAAGTATCGCCTTTATCAGATACTCTATGAGCACCAACGTTTCTCATATCATTTCTATACATACTTAATAATTTATTAGTCTCACCGAGTGCAGCATTGATCTTATAGATATTGTCTTTTTGACAATTGTGAGCTAGACAATGGAAGTTAAGTGGGTCTGGTTCGAATGTATATACTCGTTTGAACATATCAGAAAGTAGTCTTGGGTACATTCCACAATTACCACCAGCTTGAATACAAACCTCAAACTTCTTAACATGATTAAGGATTCCTTGCTTGAGTGGTCCCCAGTCAGATTTAGGACCATCCCATGCTCCACTATCCTCTGTTATCCAGAGCCAGTTTCTTATTCCTTCTATTTCATCATCTTTAATAGATACTAACTCACTGTAATCCACTATTCAACTCCCATTCCAGATCTAACGTCTTTGTATATTTCTCTCGAGTGTGATTCGTTCTTCTTGATCTTACTTGGAAGACCAGCTTTGAATTTACCGTAGTTACCACCTGATGCATGGTTACGCATATCTGTACCACTAACACCAGCTTTACGTTCACCAGTATTTGCTACAGAAATTGAATCAAAATGATACTCACCATGTGGCTTACCTTTCACTCCATTATACTTATGGAGTAAAGTCTTATACTCTTCTGCTCTATCACTACCACCAGCAATCACTAAATGCTTGGCACCGGTCTTAGCAATCTCTGCTGCATGATGCATAATAGTAGGGTGTGCTTTAGAAGCTGTAGAGATAGTTGTATTATCAAGATGTCCAAAAGCACGTTGTAGATGCTTTTGTTTTTGTTCTGGAGATAGTGGATTCTTCTTGGCATCATGAGATCCACTTGCTACTACGTGAAGCTGAGCATTATGTTTAGTTGCAAGATCATGAGCAGCATTTACATTCTCTTCATGACCACTGGTGATAGGATTCATTCTACCAAATAGTAGAACAGCGGACTTAGCCTTTTCTTCTAATAGAAAACTTATAAATGATTTCATCTGCTTGTCGTCTTTGATATTCCATCGCCCTCAACATGGTGAGCATGGAATGATGTGTTTGGATGCTGATCCTTCAACCCTAAGAAGGAGTGCAGGTTTGTTTTACTATCATCGTACATATGAACATCCTTATACTTATGCTTGGCAACATAACCATGAATCACTTTAGCTTTTTTCTCAGCAGGTAAAGTATCTTGATTTATATTACCAGCTCTAATCACATGGATGTTCTTCATATTGATACCATGCTTCTTAAATGTATGTAAGAATTTATTCTTATTATCAAAGTTAGCACGTGCAGTGTTGAAGATAACATGATTGTGAGGATTAGCTGATACTCTCTTTAGGTGATTAACCATATTTGGCATCGGCTTTGATTCTTTATTAAACTTCTCAGCATTTCTAAACTCACCAAAGTCATAGCTATGACCTTTTGGAAGTTTGTGGTTATTAAACTCTTGATTACTCAAAGTCTTAACTACTTTACCTTGTGGATCTTTTACATGGATCTGAGCCGTAGTGTGCATTAATGTATCGTCAATGTCAAAAATGTGAAGAGACTTCTTCTGCGTAGTACCTTCTGATATAAATTCTTTAAAGCCGATCATTATTGTCTCGCTGCAAAGTTTTGTCTACTAAATTCTGCTCTATCAACAACCTTAGTTGGTCTATTATTTATTACTGCAACATATCCCTCTGGTTTAGAAGGCTGGCCATTAATTGTTGTATTGAACATAGGACTAGCTGCCATAGCATGATTATGCACATCCTTGGCCTGCTGTAGGTGATGATGAATTTGAAATACTTTATCGATAGTATCAGAGTGACCTCTAAGAGTACCAAGTTGGTTATTCATTGCC